GTGGCGTTTTATTATGGTGCAAGTCATCTTCCTCAAAGTGGTGAAAAGAAATGATTCCCAAAATTTTGCTGCCCGCGTTGAATTTGTTGGTGATGTCGCCTAGCATCTGGGTGGCATTGGCCGCCGGTGCGGGCTTTGTCGCAGGGATCTATTTTGAGCGAAAAAACCTTTATGGAAGTTTTACCCGTCCCGCACATTCCAAGCTTACAGAACCGCTTTCTAAACAGCATCCCGCCTGCGGGTCTGGTGATTCTAGAACGTTCAAAAAGGGTGCTACCCCCGTTGGCCGAAGACGGAAACGGCCTTCCGCCGGATCAAATTAATCCGTACTCGGGCATCTATGATGCCAACGGAAAACTGCCATCACCGCCCAACAAGCTCGCGTTTTTGGTGTATGTCTAAAGACCACATCGGCGACGCGATACAGGTTGCATTCATCAACGCTTTCGCAATGGGTTTCTCCGTCGCGATGGCTGAAACCATTCTGCGCATTTCGTCGCTAGTGCTGGCGATTGTTTACACGACAATCAAAATTCGGCAGGCATTAAAGGGTGACGATGACGAATGAACGTCACCCGCAAATGGCGGCGGTTTTTGGCGGTTGGTTGCTCCCGTGGGCACCTCGCTGACCCCGTGATTCTCAAAGAGGTTCTGGCGTTTAAAAAACGCTGGGCACCTCAAACAACGCTTCACCTTGGGGACGCAATCGACCTTGCATGTCTGCGCGCCGGCGCACTCGGCACCGCCGACGATGCCGAAGACCCAGAGCATGATCTCAATGCTGGTCTTACATTTCTTCACCAGCTTCATCCGCAGGTCTATTTGCTCGGCAATCACGAAGCGCGCCTGACGACATTAATGAACTCGCCCAGGGCGATCGTATCCGCGCTGGCGCACCGCGTTTATCAACAGATTGAAGACCGAGCGGAGGAACTTAAATGCAAGGTGATTCCCTATGATTTTCAGCATGGATGGCATCAGCTCGGCGATGCCCTATTTGGGCATGGGTATATGGTTCATGAAGCTGCCGTGCGCGATCACGCAGAGGCCATTTCCGGGGGCTCGGCAAACAAAGTGGTAATTGCACACCTGCACCGCGTCACACAGGCAGAAGGGCGCAACAGAGCGCATCCGACCGGGTATTGTGTTGGAACGCTTATGGATATCGCACAAGCCGGATATGCGGCACATAGACGCGCGACGATGTCTTGGTCGCACGGATTTGCTTTTGGAGAGTATTCTGATACAGAGACTGTTGTATGGCTCGCAAAGAGAACAAAGACAGGATTTCGGCTACCAGTGTGAAATCGGACTGGTTGTCCAAATTGGCAGCCGAAATTACCGCTCCCGAAGCACCCGAAGGGTGGTACACTATTCCGCAAATTGCTGAACATTTGAACGTTGCGCATAGCACCGCTTCAAAAATGATGGAACGCAAAGGGGCAGAAAAAAAGAAATTTAGCTACGTTGCGTCTGATGGAAAGCGCTTGATTTCTTGGCATTACAAATTATGACCCTTGACGAGCAACAACGCTACATTGAGCGCATCGCATCCGAATTGGGCGAATTTTTTGATTGTGTGCAGATCCTTGCACATGATTCGTGTAAAGATACTTACACATGTTTTGAAGCGGGACGAGGCAGCCTATTTGCTCGAACGTACCAAGCAATGCGTTTTTACGAACGCATGAGTCAGCCAGAAAACGAACCAGAAGAACTTGACGATGATGAACTTGTCTAAAGAAGGCATTGCGTGGATTGCGGAACAGGAAAATTCCGTCGATTGCTACGTCTCACGCCCTGAGTGGCCCGGCGAATCGAGTGGGCTCACTATTGGGATCGGCTATGACATCGGGTACAACTCACAATTCCAATTTGAGACCGATTGGGCATCGGTGTTGCCAGATGATCAGATCCGCCGTCTTAGCGGGTGCTGTGGCCTCAAGGGCGTGGCGGCGCAGCATTTGCCAAAAGAATTTGCCGACATTCATATTTCGCGAGAGGCAGCACTCGACGTCTTTGAACGTGTGACAGTTCCGCGCTTTTATCTTCAAACCTTGCGGATTTACCCGCAAACGATCGACCTCCCGCCAGATGCAGCGGCGGCGTTGGTCAGCCTGGTGTTCAATCGCGGGACAAAACTGGACGGTGAACGCCGAGTTGAGATGTCTCAAATCAAGGCCGCGCTGACGGCGCGCAACTGGCAAGCGGTGCCTGGGCTGTTTCGCGCTCAAAAACGCCTCTGGCCAGACTGTGAAGGGTTGCGAGACCGCCGAGACCGCGAAGCGGATTTGTTTGCTGGCGCGGTCTTTAAGGCGACCGTTTAAAAGTTTGCCGCATGGTGCGCAGGGAGAACCTGCGACGGGGTCGATGCTCCTTCTGAAACAAAGGCAGAAACTTTTTTTAAAAAATCGCTAAAGCGGGGGATGGGGCATGCCTATTAAAAGGTAGCATGAACACTACCACAGCCACAACCGCTAGCCCGATCACCGCCAATTTCACCAAGTTCAACGGTGAATGGGTTGTTAAAACTGACCGCAAAATCACCAAAGCGGACTACGTTGCCGAATCACGTATGGTGATTGGCGGCGCAAAAGAAGAAACTCAAATTTGCCGCCTCGAAGTCATTTTGAAATCTGGCGCGGCAAAAATTGTTGAAGTTTTGGAATACGCGACCAAAAACGAAAACGGCCATTTTTACTTTGTCCGCTAATTTAGACACGACCATGAACGACACCGCACAATTTCTAACCACCGCCTGCTTAATCGCCGCCGACGTGGCTTTCCTCAGGTTTTTCAACCCAACCCCCGTGGAGGGGCTTATCGTCGCCGCGCTGGCATTTGCAGCAATTGGCGTGAACGTGCGCATCATGGGCGAAGCCATTAAACGCGCCGGGCATGAATAACTGCATCACCTGCGACGTTTTGTTGCCCGCATTAGAGGAGGAGCTCGATCGCCTACGCGCTCAACGGCGGAAGGCAATTGAGTTGGCTCAATACCTTTTGACAATCCTCCGAAATGATGCCGTCAAAAACAAAACGGCATGGGTGCAGGCTGAACTTGAAATTTTTGTCAAATTTTGCGAATGAACATGATGAACGGTAAACCCTGCATCGGCGCGCCTCGATGCAATTTTGGCAGCAAAAAACGGTTGCGCTACGAACCAGAGCCTGGGCTACGGGCCGAGCCTCCGTTGAACTTTGCTGAAATGCGGCAAATCGTGGAGCGGGCAATTCTTCGCGGCATCTTAATACCGGGGCCGGTTGAAGAATCAACCGTGAGAGAATACGCGAGACGAAGGCCAGTCAAAACCGACTACGGGCAGATTTCGTGCGGCATTTGTGGCAGTCAGTTCACTAGGCGCTCCATCGCGTCGAAGTTTTGCGAACCCTGCAAATGGGATCCGCGCCCGTGCATCACCTGCGGTGTCAATTTTGTGCCGCGCTCAGGGCCAAAGCACGGGCACATCATGCAAACATGCTCTAAGGAATGCCAATCCGAACTGCAATCGGTGCGGCGCAAGGGCAAGGATCCAGCGAATAAAGGAATGCGAAAGAAATGAATGCACGGGCAAAAGGAGCAAGAGGCGAGCGCATGTGGCGCGACGTCCTTCGCGAGGAAGGTTTTACCGCTCGCCGAGGCCAACAGTTTGCAGGCGGCACAGACTCGCCGGACGTTGTCTGTGAAGAACTGGCGGCGCTGCATTTTGAAGTTAAGTGCGTCCAAGCTCTCAACCTTGAAACCGCAATCGAGCAGGCAACGCGGGACGCGGGGCCGCTCAAAGATTGGGTGGTGGCGCACAAAAAAGACAGGAAGCCGTGGCGTGTTACCATGTCCACCGAGCTTTTCTTTCGCCTTTTGAAAGAAGGTATGGATGGCTTAAAAAAGCTTCCCAAGTAAATTTCAGACCGGCGGCGGCGCGCCCGTGGCAACGCGCAAAACAAAAGAAAAAACATGAATATTCAACGCGGAATTATTAAATCACCCCAAAAGATCACGATTTACGGCCCTGAGGGCATCGGCAAATCGACACTGGCAGCGGCATTTCCCGAACCGCTTTTCATCGACACAGAAAGCAGCACTAAGCAGCTCGACGTTGCCCGCATCACGGCATCTTGCTGGGAAGACGTCGAGAAGCCTTTTAAGGTCGCTGCAACGCTTAAAGAGTTTCAGACGCTGGTACTTGATACCGCAGACTGGGCTGCGAATTTTTTGCAGGCTAAAGTCTGCAAGGACGGGAAAAAAAACAGCATCGAGGACTTTGGGTTTGGGAAAGGCTGGGTGCTGTTAGAGGA